TGTAGGTAACATCTTACAGGTTATAAACCATATGACAGAGGTCATAGACAAGATGGCCAACACCGGAGCCATACGTACCACAGAAACTAGAACTAACAGTGGCATAGCCATACAAACAGAGTTCGAATTACTTAATGCACGTTTGGCAGAAAAGGCAGATAATCTAGAGTTATGTGAGGAGCAGATTTGGGAATTAGTTGCACAGTATATGGGAGTGGCTTGGGATGGAGAAGTACACTATCCAGACAGTTTCAATATACGTGATGACCAAAATGAATTAAGCAAGTTACAAACTGCCAAATCAATTGCTACAGATCCTTTGATATCTAGTCTAATAGATCGTAGGCTTATGGACATTATGGATTTTGAACTTGTAGTAGAGGAAAATATAGAATATCCAGAGCATCCTACAACTACACCAATGGATAGACGAATACATATACAGATGATGATCACAGAAGGTATGACAGATCAAGGCATATTAGATCTACATCCAGAAATCACACAATCAGATATTGATGCTGCTAGGATGGATTTGGTGTGAGGTTACGCCGCGCCTTAAGGATGGATGAGAGCCCGGGTAGACGTCATATTTTTCATAACCTCACACATGTATCTATCCCAGGTGGGGTGGATGCTACTACTACTAAGGTACAGGAGATAAGTTATGCCTCTGAAAAAAGGTTACTCAAAGAAAACAATAGCAAAGAATATAGCAACAGAAGTAAGGGCTGGTTATCCAGTCAAACAGGCAGTGGCCATTGCATACAGCATAGCAAGAGCAGCGGCACCAAAAAAAATCAAGGCAAAGTTTAAACCAAAATGATTAAACCCGTATACACTTTAGAAGTTAGTGCAGAAGTCATACAACCAATTCGTCAGTACGAGATAGATTGGCAGAGGATCAGTGAGCAGGTCCAAGAAGCAGCAGACATGGTCAAGAACAAGGAGTTTATTATGACTGAAATGAAAAAGAAGAACGGTAAGAAGAAAAAAGGTTATTGATTAGGTGATGGGTTTAACCAACCCATCCTTGCCAAAGTATCCTCATCAAAATTATGATGCTTACCAGCCTTAGCAGCCGCTATCCAACTAAAGGCTGTATGTGTTTCTGGTACCACATAAACCTGCTGCCAAGGATTGTATTGTATGCTGGCAGGACTACCACGCATATACACTGGCAGTCGATTAACAAACTTGTTTAGGCCTTTGTTAATTAATTCTTCATCTGTGACTAGTATACAATTCATATTAATATCTCACTTATAATACCTTGATCAACCATTCTGCATCTCAAGACCTTGTAAAAATTATACTGTTTGGCTGCTACTACACATTCATAAAATGAATCATAATCATTTAGATGTTGCCAATCTACGCCAAACACATAAAGGCTGAACCAAGAACTAGGTTGCTCTACATTGTCTATGGACTCGGGTATCTCCAGGGCAGGTCTCCTCTATGCATCTTGTGTATTTATAGGAACCATTAATATTTTCCCTGATTTCATATTCCTTAATAGAGCAGCCAGTGTCACCACAACTGGCCAGTAAACATGTTAAAAGCAAAATTCTAATCATATAAGTTCCCTAATACACCTATTTTAGCATACTTTTACAACAATCATATAAATATTTGGTATTACTCAATATCAAGAGGTGAGGTAACAATGACCGATCAAACAAACATTGGTGAGGTGGATACTGGTTCCGCCATTAATAATTCCAACCAGGCCCAGGCAAAGTCTTACACACAAGAAGAAGTAGATGCAATGATGGCTCGTATGCGTACTAGCCTAGAGAAGAAGTTACTCAAACCCTATCAAGATTTGGGTGATCCTGATGAGATTCGCAGCGTGTTGAGCGAGCACCAGAAGAGGCAGCAGGATGCACAACTTAAGAGAGGTGAGTTTGAGCGAACACTACAGGAAATTGTGAGCAAGAAGGATGCCGAAATTAACAAAAGAGATGCTGTCATCAAAGACTATAAGATCAATACACCATTACTAGCCGCAGCGGCCCAATATAACGCTGTCAATGCCAATCAGGTAAAAGCCCTTCTAGTAAACAGTGTGAGATTGAATGATGATGGTGAAGTGGAAGTAGTGGATGAGCAAGGCAAGCCCCGTTATAGTGAAAAGGGCAAGCCAGTAGGTGTGGAAGATTTGGTCAGAGAATTCTTAGACACAAATCCACATTTTAAGTTGGCTAATCCTGCTACCACAAATAGTAAAAGCGTTATAAAGGCCGATGCCAGTGGTAAGATTGATATTACAAAACTTAATATGAACAAGCCAGAAGATCGTGCCCGTTATAGAGAATATCGCAAGCAGGTAGGGCTCTAACATAAAAGGAAAATTATTATGGCCGGTTCAACCACAACCACACTAAATGATCTGCTACCCAGTATTGTAGCAGAAGCTATGTTCGTAGCCAATGAGCGTAGCATTATGAGAGGATTAGTTAAGAATTATAGTATTCCTCCAGGATCAGGTAAGACAATCACTGTTCCACGTTACCCAATCCAAACAGCAGCCGCTGTAACAGAAGGTGATGAAGTCAGCAACACAGCAGTAAGCACAGATGGTGTTACATTAACTGTAAGCACCATTGCTATCCGCACCATGTTAACAGACCTAGCACGTACCAGTGCAGCCAGCAATGTAGTAGCAGACATGGGTCGTTTATTTGGTGAAGCAATTGCTCGTAAAGTAGATGTAGATTTACTAGCATTGTTCAGTGGCTTCTCAGTAGGTGTAGGTGATGCCAGCACAGCCCTAAGTGCTGCTACCATTGCCAAGGCTGTGGCTACACTAAGAGCAGCAGCAGTGCCAGCAGACATGTTGGTAGGCGTAGTACATCCTTATGTGGCCTATGATCTAAAAGCCAATTTGACCAATACATTTGCCAATCCAAATGCTGGTATTGTTCAAAATGAAGCAATGGCCACAGGTTATGTAGGCACACTATTTGGTGTTCCAATATTTGAAAGTGCAAACATTGCTGACACAGGTACAGCTGGTGATTACGTTGGTGCAGTATTCCACCGTGATGCCTTAGGCTTGGCCATGATTGGTGATATGATGATTGAAACACAGCGTCGTGCCAGCTTCTTAGGCGATGACATTGTGGCCAGTATGTTTTATGCAGTTGGAGAACTGTATGATGGTTATGGCTGCAAGATCACTGCTGACAGTAGCCTAGTATAAGGTAGATGTGAGATGGCCTTCGTAACATCAAATAACACAGTTGTAAGTTTCGCAGAATACACAGATGTGCTACTGCGTGACCAAAGACTATTTGAGGTCAATGAGGGCTTATCAGACGACGTGGTAGAACCTTTGTTAGAGCGTGCCACTGAACGTATTCTTGATAGACTAAGAACTACGGATTGGTGGCGCACTTACTGGATGAGGCGACAAACTGGCACCATTGTAAAGACTATAGCAGACATTCCAGCATTGGATGTAAATCGTATACAGGCACGTGAGAATGATTTCACTGACCTGTGTGTATACACTGCCATGGCCGAATACATACTGCCATTAATCGCCGACTTCGGTAATGATGACAGTGCTGAACGCAAGAAGATGGGCTATTATTCAGTTAAAGCCAGCGAGTTATTTGACGAACTAGTTCGTTCAGGTGACTGGTATGACTTTGACAACGATGGCACCGTTGAAACTGCTGAACGTCAACCAGGATATGCTAATCTTAAGAGAGTAAGATGAGAGACACTGTTATAGAATTAATCCAAGATACGGATACAGGCGTGTTTACACTCAGTCAGGAGTTACCATACACTGCTGATGGTACTGTACTATACACAAAAAATCCCAAAAAGATCTATGTGGATCTAGCACAGTACACAGAGGTAACTGCTATTCCTACATTGGACAATAACACAATCTTAAATCAAACTACGTCAATATCAGTATATTTTAGTTGTGAAGCACGAGTTTTACCCAGTTATGATGAAGTCGTCACTAACCTTCTAGCATTAAAAGACGCCGCAGCTGTAAGAGCCTTAGGTTATCATAGTAGGCAGTGTGAAGTCACTACTGAATATGAAGATAACTTATTGATCACGCAGGTGCAATATCAATTTACTAAATTCAAATAAAGGAATAAAACATGGCTTATATTAATCCAAGTCCTGGTAACAGCAACGTTCAAGTTGTTCTACAGGTTAATGTGATTGGAGCAAGTGCACCTAGTGCAGTAATTACAGGTGATCCTCCAACAGCAATAGCAATGGGAACAGTATTGTCAGTGCCAGCACTACAGGACATTACAATCAACGCAGCTAACGACGTGTTTACATGGAGTACGCTGGATTCAAGTGCTAAACTACAGGTGCCTACTACCAGCACCAACAGTATCAGTGGTAACTTAGTTGTAGATCCAACAACATTCTTTGGAACTACACTGACTGCAGGCAGCACCACAGCAGTAGCAGTGCAGGGTCTATTAGGCCTAAGTCGTAATAAAACACGTATTGCCTTTGCTCTACGTGTGTATGATGGCGGCGGTGATGGCACCAGCACTACTACAAATGACATTTGGCTCAAGGGCATTGGCTATATCACTGGCCTAGCCCCAACTGTCAGTGCAGATGCTCCAGTATGGGTTACACCATTTACAATTACTGTAAGTGGTGAATATCTAGCAGCAGCAACCACAGCCACTTAATATTTTTAGTGGGCAGAAAAGGGGCTATTAAGCCCTTTTTTTGTTAGTATAGTTAAATACTTGTAGGAGAGATCAATGGATATACTAAAAGATAAAACAGATTTAGAGTTATACCGTAGTATGCTAGCCGAAATGGCCAAAGCACAAAATGAACTCAAATGCCTGCGCAATGACCTAGACAAAGCACAAGGGCGTTTGAGTTTTCTTATTGCTGTAAACAATAGTTTGATCAAAAGAAAGGAAAGGTCTAAGGAATGAAATTAGAACAACTAGCAGCCAAACCAAGATTAATTAAAATTACCATGGATAATCAAGAAATTGTTGATGAATATGGTGATGTTATAGAGTTTTGGACATGGGATCGACAGCCCATGAAAAGTTTTGTTAAATTAGCAGCCATAGATACCAATAACTACGCCAGTGTGCTAGAGGCAGTTAAAGAATTGGTATTGACCGAGGAAGGTAAGCCTATTATCAGTGATGAAAACATGCTGCCAACCAAGATATTGATGCTGTGTATTACTAAGATTGTAGAAGGTTTGGGAAAGTCCTAAATGCCGGTTTAGAACCTGATAGTCCAGAACTTAGAATGGCTCTAGTTTTGGATCATCTTGGTTCTAGATATGGACAATTACCCAGTACAGTATTACGGCAGGGTGATACCTTGGACATGTATGTGATGGATGTGGCCTTGGCTTGGGAACAGTATGTTAGAGAACGTGAAGATGCCAAGAGTAAAGGTTTACCAAATCCCGCACCCAAGTTAAGTGTAGAACAGATGCAGACTATGTTGGAGCGTGTGAAAAAATGAAGTTTAATGTTAAAACCCGTGATTTGATCACGCCAAGTTTAAACACACAAAGTCAAAATCTAAAACAGATATTGCCTAAGGCCTATCAGTTTTTTCTAAAAGTCACACCCATAGATACAGGCAATGCACGTCGCAACACTTATAAGACCAACAAGACCAT